CCAGTTTTTGAGAGAATACCAAATCTCGCATCACTTGAGATTGTTGCTTGATTAACAAGTTCTGATGATGACATAAAGGAGAAACCAGACCGTCTGTTCTTAAGATAACACATTCCATAGCATCTGTCATCGGCTTTACACGCCTCCCAGAATATAAAGAATAATCTATTTGCTTCTCTATAATCGGCTGAGCCAACATCGATCTTTGACCACTGTAAGTACATGTAATGAGTACCAGTAATATAAGTAGGATGGCCATTATTGTAGAACCAATAACCTTCGTCTCGTTTTTTAAATTCATCATCTATATAATCAAACCATTTTTCTTTAAACTCTACAGGATAATCATCCCAATCGAATCTACTTTTTATCCTAGCTAGTTCTTTAGGGTATTCTTGTTTTTCCCAGTATTGCTCCTTCTTAACTTCGCTTCGTTTAAAAGGTTTGTCTGCTTTTGGTAAAGCAATACGGAGGTTTTGTATTTCAATGACTTCTCCAATTTCACCAGTTTTACTAATTACTATAAAGTCATAATCAGAATTATAACCATATTCCCATTTCTTTAATTTATTTTGTTTTTTTAAAATAGTGGGATTAACTACATCTTTTATGCTATGAGATAATGCTAAATCGTTTTTCATTTACTTCTCCCTTCAGCAAATCCTTTAAAAACTCTTTCTTCCTTTAGTTCTTCTTTAGGTTTCTCTAATAATAAGTCTTCTTCTTCTTGGATTCTATTTAATATTTCAAACGCATCAAATATAGCAAGTTTCTTAGTGGCAGCTGCGTTCTTTAGTCGGTCCGCAGTCACATCCTCCCCTGTATCTACAATCGGTTCCTTCGCTACTTTTATTAACTCTTTCACTGCTAACTGCCCAGCTTGGATTATACTCTTTTTCGTGTCCTTGACGTTCATGTTTAATTAGGATATCTTTTGATTTCATACAATATAATAGTTCATTATTTATTACAAATTCCCATTGTCTTAAATCTGGGAAACTCACAACATCTTCTTCACTTATTCCTAAGTGTTCCAATTGTTTATTTCCGTATTTTAATACTCCCTTGTTAGGAATTACTTTTTCGCCTAACGTGTCTGAAGCCAAAGGTTTAACAAAGCATCTATCTAAAAAGGCAGATGCTTTATTATTTTGTATATATAAATAAATCTGATCTGGAGCACAGAAATATAAATCTTCTTTAAAATAAGATCTACTATTCTGTTGTTTACCTTTCATGTTATAATGTCTTCTAAATACATTATGGTGAACATAAACTAAATCTCCCGGTTTAATTGGTAGGTTATAAGCTTTAGGAGTACTAATTACTTTAGCTAATTTATTAACAGCTTTAAAAGTCTCAATTTGAGTATTTAAAATTAAATCTTTATCTTTTACTTTTATAGTGTTATTATATCTTTCTCCTACTGGACTTATTATATAATCATATAAGCTATTCACTGTATTGTAAATCAAATTCTACAGCTATAGCCATTTGACTATTAAATTTTTTCCAAGGAAGAACCTCTTGTCCTTTTTTTATAAAAATTGAATACTCTCCAGCTTTATCATTGTTTAAGATGTCACATATAACATGACCTCCATATACCTCTTGACCTACCGCATAGTGCATTGCATCATTTTTATAATCAGAACCTATACTAATTTTTCTTATTTTATTCGACATTAGCTGGTTCCTCTTTTACTACCTTCATTTCCTCTTTAGTCTCGATAGGAGTATATTCCCCTGTCTCTACATTTATGTTTACTTCTCCATACTCTGCTTCCAATACTGATTTAAACTCTTCAGTTTGTTTATTCACCTCACCGAACTCATGTAGTAATCCATGTTTACGTGCAGAGACATATCCTATTTGATTTAATAAATTATTTAATCTTTTTTGTTGATCTTGAATTTTTGTTAAATGTTCTTCTTTAATTTTGTTCATTTTATTTTATTTAATTTATAATTGTATTAAGTATGCGTTTACATTAGCTCCCGCTGCACTCTGTGTTTGAATTCCTGGAGCAGCAGATCCTAATGTCTGTGCATATACATTAGTATTAAGCGGATTTCCACCTGGTATGCTTAATACTAAATCAGGTCCAGCTCCTACTGTTCCTGCGGGTATAATAGTAGTGTTAGTCATTTCCAAAAGTAATGCTTCTACATTTCCAGCGCTAGGAACCGTAAAAGTAGCGGTTCCAAAATCAAAGCCAACTACAGCTGTTCCAGATGATGACACTACCCAACTAACTGGGACAATAGCTCCTTTTGTAGCAGTTACAATATTATTAGTACCAGCTGTGCCCGTAAGACTGAAAGTAAAACCTGCTATTACGTGCGCTGCGCCATCGGCAGACTCTAACATCATTTTCCAATTTACAGTAGGTCCCGATGGTGTGGAAGCATTCGGGAGTAATCCCCGAAACATTGCTTGTTTACTGCCTGGCATTATGAAAAATCTTGACCGTAAGTCCAATAATAGTTAGTTCCATCATATACGAAACTAAACACATCCACTCCGTTAGTTAACGTAGGTTCTGTTCCACCATCAGCCCATAATGAACCTGCGGGCCAAGTAATTTCTCCAGTTGTAGTTGTTACTATCAGTGTTCCACTATCTCCATCTGAACAAGTTATAGTTAAAGTAACACTACCACTACCTACGTTCCAACTTGCATTATATCCATTTTTTATAATCCAAGTAGCACTAACTCCAGCGGCTAACGTTTGAAATGCTTTTGGGTCTGTTAACCATTGTGTTTTACCAGTAACTCCGTCTGCTACTAGATAATCTCCTGATACTGGGGTTCCTAATCCGGTGTTTGTAAGTATAAGATCTTGTCCACCTGTGATAACTACATCTCCACTACTAGAACTAATAGTTACATCACCTCCTAAAGTAGTTCCATCTATTGTTGATAAACTAGCAGTGTTACCTCTAGCAAAAATAGATAAAGGTCCACCAGGTGTTGTTGTTGTTAAATTACCTGTATGTATTGTAAGTGATTCTCTAGAATTAATTCTGATAACTCCACCATTACTGCCCGTATTATTATATCCATCTAATAAGTAATTGGAATTTATCATACTCCAAGTAGTTGTATTACCTGCGCCTGGTTCTAGATGGTTACTTTGCCCTTGAAGTTCAAGTCGTCCATCTAAAATTATAAACTTACCAGTTCCTTGTGCTTGGATAGAAATGTCTCCATCAGTGGTTGACATTCTTGCAATATTATTGGTTCCAGATACGTTAATGCTAAAATTATAATCTGAGCTAATATTTTCATTTCCATATGTAGCTGTTCTATTTTGAGCACTGTTTGTTAATACGATAGTTCCTGTATTTCCGTTACTATCCGCTGTATTACCCGTGTTTAAAACTTGTTGAAGAGTTGAACTCGATGGAAGCCCAGCTGCTAACTCAGCTAACGTCCATCTTCTGTTTTGCCCTGATTCATAGCCCGCAAAAACCGAGTTGCTGTTTGCATTTTGTCCAGACGCAAAACCTACGCCTGAAAATTTTGAATTTGCCATTTATATATTTTTAAGGTGCTGACTCTTGCAGCATTAAATCTGTTGAAGGTTCTAATTCCATAAAACCACTACCATTTTCAAGTTCAATATACCATGTCACAGCCGGAGGAGGTGGTGTAGTTGGCCCTTTCGGTCTACGAAGATCTATTAATTTAGTTCCTATCCCTAATATCATTAGAATAAAGCTAAGATAACATCTTTTGGTTCTACACCTTCTTCCGCTTCTGGAACAGCCGCACAAACTGTTAATGCACTAACTGGCATAAACGATCCAGCTGGCACGTTAGTAAAAGTAGTAACACTTCCACTTTCCATTACTAAAGTTATACTCGTCATAGCAGCTCCAATGTATAAAGCAGCTCCAGGTCCTGGAGTTTCATATGTACAAGCGCATGAACCTTCTTCACAACCACAAGTATAAGTGTAAATAGTTTTCTTTAAAAAACCAGCTAATTGATCTATTTGTCCTAATTCTCCATTTACATTTTCTTCTCCTAAGTTAATAGTAGGACCAGGATCGTAACTAGAATCTCCATAAAGAGGTTTTCCTATATCTGGATCAGATGCGTCTTCTATTATAATTCCTTGAGAACCCATATAAGCACTAGTAAAAGGACATCCATAATCCCATTCTTCCCATAACATGTCGGTTATTTCAAAAACAGCATCTGAACCTCCAGCGGTAGGAGAATTAACACTTACTATATCTCCTATGTTATAAGCATTACCTGTTGTACACGCTGGAATTAGTATTTCTTCATCTATTATTGTACCACTTCCATCTACATTTACAACTTCTATACCTAAACCATTACCTGCATTGCTAGTAGTAATTGGTGTAGATAACCATGTTAGGTAATTACCAGCTACAAAGCCAGTTCCACCATCTAATAGTTTTAATCCTTTAACCCCTCGCCATACACATCCTGGTAAATCTTTTAAAGCTACAGCATCATGTGCAAATACTCTTGGTTGTTTTAGTGTTGTTCCTATTACACTCATAATTTATTATTTTCTTATTTTTTGAATTTTTTCAGCACCTCTACTACCAAAGTATGCTACATATACTGTTATTAATAAAGCTTCCAATAATGAAACCCATCCATTGTTTATTTCTAATACTACTGTTGAATCTAGTACTATAAAAATAGTCATAGCTAAAGTTAGATAAATAAGTGTTAAAGGTCTAGTGTTTTTACTTAGCCAAGAGTCACTTGTCATATCACTTTGCCATCTATTTGAGATGTTGTTCATCTCGGCAATATCTTGATCTAATAGCTTTAGAGCCATTTCTTTATCCTTGGGTTCTATATTAGAATCACCTGATATAAGATTTTTTACAATACCAAGTCCTCCTTGATCAGGAAGAAACTCTCCTACGGTATCTAAAATAGTAGGAGCCTTCTCTTTCAAGAAGATTCCTACTTTAGTTTCTTTAAACTTTTTCTTTTTTTTATTTTTTTCCATAAGGAAAAATTTCATTTAATTTTTGCTTACGCTTGCCACATCCACAACCACCAGGTATTTTATCTGCAATTTTCTTTATACCAGTTGCAGTAGTGAATTTCTCGATTGTATCTCCCAATCCTTTTGATTTATTTGATTCCATTTAATTTTAATTTTAATTTGATTTTAAAGCTAGTAAAAATTCTCTCAATCCCATTCCAAAAGCTATACCTGCATACATAGGATGATTATGTAGAATTAACATTGCTCCTATTGCTCCACAAGCTACTGATTTAGATAGTGGATGATTAACTATTTCTTTAATTGTTTCCATAATTACTTTTTATTTCTACGTTTAGTTATTTTATTTTTTCCTGGTCTTAAACCTGGGTATTTTTCATAAACGCAGTTTTTAATGCCTTCTGGATTAGGTGCGTTATGTGCTAATTTAATAGCGGATTTAGCTCTTTTTCTAGTATTAACTGGATAAGTACCTTTAGCAGCTCCTCCTGCTGGACCGCAAAAAGCTTTAACTCCTTTATATCTACCCGCGTTAGAACTGCCTGGTTTTTCCCTGATTTCTGAGATTGTTTCTTTTGCCATGATTATCTTTTTGCTAGGTTTTTATTTCTTTTTATATTTTTTAGTTGCTTTCCAAGCCGCTCTATTTCTATAACAATTACCATCTTTATAAAACCCATTACAAGACTTAAAAGAGGTTGATTTGCTTCTCATTGCTTTTCTTTTTAACCACCAGTCTTTTATAGGGCCTGCTTCTTCTTGTCTTGATAGTACACTAGCACCACCCATTATTGATTCTACTTGCTTACTCATTTATTTGTTTTTTTTATTGTTTAATTCTGTATCTATTTCTCTACACCAGAAAAGTATTTCATCTACTTTTTCGTCTAGATCATTAATATGTTCTGTTTGCCACTGCTGTTTTAGATCATATTCTATTCTGTCTATTACAGCTGGTGGAAGGGTTTTTGCTTCTTGTATATCTGACTGTAAAGAATAATACATACCTACAAACATAGAGGTTATGACTATTAAACTTACTACGGTTTTAATATCTATTTTAAATTCCGTACCTTCTCCTATCTTCATAAATTTTTATACTCTTCTGTAGCATCAAAACTTGGACATGCTTTATTAGAAAAATCTCTATGTCCGTGTACAACTGCTTCTGGATACATTGCTTTTAGTGTTCTTATCACTGCAGTTAATGCGTCTTTTTGACAATCGTATCTAGTATCTTTCGGGGTCTTACCATCTGCTTCCACGCCTCCGCAATAGCAAATACCGATTGAATTTCTATTATGCCCTTTTACATGAGCCCCGATTTTGGCTATATCTCTACCTTTGTGTATTTCTCCATATAAGTCAATATAGAAATGATAACCAATATCACTCCATCCTCTACCATCCACGTGCCATTTCCTGATAGTTTCAACAGGAATGTTTTCACCTTCTCTAGTAGCTGAGCAGTGTATAATTATTTTATTTATTTGTCTCATCTTTTTCCTTTTTCATTATCCACCACTTATTTACAGTGTATCCAATAGTGACTAATAATAAAGTAATTTTTAATACAGGTTCTAACCAGTCCATCATTGTAACGCCAAATGCTCCTGCATTTAAAACGTACAGTTTAATGTCTTCCACTACCCACGATTGGCTCTGAGTACAACGTTACCTTTATATGGTATATTATCTATTTCAAGATCTGATATTATATTTTTATCTCTAGATCTCATTACTCTATGACCTGGCACAGCTTTTGCAGAGCAGGCACATTTTTTTCCTGCTGGTACTTGATTTTTTCCTAAACTTGGCATAATTTTTATTTTAACTTATTTGTGAATTTGTTTGTAAATGTAATGGAATATTTGTATTAACTTGCATCGGAGATTTAGTAGCAGAACCTTGAGATATAGGGGTTAAACTTTTATTATTTACACTCGCTAATGCAGGAGAATTTACAGCTGCGCTAGGTCCTACGTATTGACCAGTTGATGGATCAACTTGTCCTCCAGCTGTTCCTGCTGCTGCTTCGTCTTGACCTGCAATTCCTAGTTTACTGTTTTCTACAACATCATTATTTATAATATCCTCATCTCCAGCCAAACCTAATGTTCTTGAAACACTTCCCTTTTGTCCTCTAATAACTTCTCCTCCTAATTTAGTATGAACTTTATCACCTACTTCGGTAATAGCGTCCCCTAATTCGCCCATTCCTATAGCGTCAAAAAATGCTCCACCAGTGCTACTGGCTTGATCATACCATTGATTTAAAAAGCCGTGTTTTGTGCTTGGTGATTTTGCCATAACTATCTTGTTTTATCTTTATTAACATTTAATATTGACTGAGACAATACTTTCTCAGTATACGTTTTTTTATCAAACACTTTGTTAGCGCTTGTTGTGGGGATATCTTCTTCCCCTAATATAATACGGTACATCCGGCTTATTAGCTGTTTACACTTTACGGATACTTTATATATGTGATACTTCTGAGTGGTGCGGTTTCTTTGGCGCCATACCACTATCCATCCCTCCTTCAGTAATCTGTTCCAGCGTCTGTTGTCCCAACTATACGCGTACGTACCGATTTTAAAATCTTGTTTAGTGAACATATCTAAAGCATCTAAGTACATTAGAAGTTCTAGATCTGCATCGTTTAAATTATTGTTTTTACAAGCCCACTTCCTTATAATTCTATAATGCTTGAATATATTTAATTCCTTGAGATCTCCAGCTGTAAGTTTTCTCAATCTTCTACTTTATATTTGTTTTGAGGAGTATAGTATTCTATTTCTTTCCCTCTGGTTTTCTTTTTATAAATTGGTACCTTAGTGGTGGGTCCACCTTGAGAACTTATATATTCATTGGGGCCTGATTTTACTCCAATATGATAAGGTCTTGCGGTTTCACCGTCCCAATCTTGTTCATCTTTTTTATTAGGATCACTAAATATAACTATATCACCTTTTTTAGCTTTCAATCTTCCGTGAGGTTTTATACCTTGTTCTCTAAATTCTTTTACTAAGTTTCTATTATCTTCTATACCTTCAGGGAAATCTACATTAGCTTTTTCAGCTGTATTATTTATAAATTTTACACAAGTATCAGTACTACACTGCCCTTTGGTATTGTAACTCTCGAATATATTTATATCTTTGCCAACCGCTTCACCCGCGACTTTTACGGCAGTACCTATAGCTCCAAGCGCAGCATTTTTACCTTTGCCCAAAATTCCGCCTCTACTCTCTCTCCATGTCTTTTTATTACTTTTAAAAGCTTCATTTGCGGCCTTATGTAATCTTTTATTAGCGCTAGGTCCTTTTGTTTCTGCATCAGCCGGAGCAAGATTAAAGAACTGAGTAATCTTGTCTGACATACCCATAACATTTTTAGTTCTGTCTATGTCTGGTCGGGCTTTTCCTTCTTTGTTAAAAATATTTTTTCCTATTCCCATGATTATAAATATTATGGTTTTTTCTTTTTGGCCTCCATTGTCTCTTTAAATCCGTAGGTTGGGGTGGTTGGTACTATCTCATGGAATTTTCTACCTAAATTACCTATATTGTCTTTATGAATATCATTATAAGAGTCGTAGTTTTTATAAGCATCATTTATAACATTTTCATCATGCTCTATGTTTACATTAACATCAGTTTTTTTCTTTAGTTTTCTATGCTTTCCTTTTTCAGCTTCTACGTTTAGCTCATGTAAGTTAGCTTGCTTCACTTCATCCGCAGTACTATCATATCCTTTTATTTGAGATTTAATATTATCTATTTTAGTATTACGTAGTTTAGATTGATGAATTTTACTTTGTAGATTTTTATATATCTTACCAATCCTATTAATTTTATCATGAGAAGTTTGTGAATAGGTTTGACGTATATCTTCGTTGGCCGCTTTATGAACTTGTTTAGTTATTAATGAATCTTCTTTATTTTCATTACCTAAACTTTTACCATAATTTTTAAGATCTTTTTTCGCGTCCTTCATTTGAATCTTGTCTAGTTTATTACCTATCCTGATTTGTTGTCCACGTTTAAGACCACTAATATCTTGATTAGTAGAAGATTTAACTTCTTCTACAGCTGCCTTTGCTTTAGCGTCTCTTTTAGCATTCCAATTTTTTCCTAATCCCATTTTTATAGTATTATAACAATATCTTGTTCTTTTATTACTTTGAACATTTTTTTATCTATTTCAATATTAAAACCAGCGTGTCTATCATAGTATATTTTATCACCTATCTTTAATATTGTTACCTCAGAACCTGGGTTTAAAACCTCAGCTTCTTGGTATCTTATATCTTCTCTTTGTTTATCAGACAAGAGTAAACCACCTTTTGTTTCGGTGGTTTTTTCTTGTAATTCTTTTATCACTATATATTTACCTACCGCTTTCATTTGCTCTCAAGTTATTGATTACACAATCAGTGGATAAAATAGTAGTAGCTACAGAAGCCGCGTTTTTTAACGCGCTTTTTGTCACAAGTAAAGGATCTACTATTCCGGACTTAACCATATTTACCGTTTTTCCTGTAACCACATTTAATCCTTTACCTTTTACATTTGGCATTTCATAATCTGTAATACCTGCGTTGTTTAAGATAGTTTCATATGGAGCTGTAATTGCTTTTAACAAAGCGGTTTCTCCAACTGTCTTTGCTTTCACGTTAGTTGCTGCGTTTAATAGTGCAACCCCTCCTCCTGGTACTATACCTTCTTTTATTGCGGCTTTTGTAGCACAAATAGCATCTTCAACCCTATCTTTCTTTTCTTTTAGTTCTACTTCAGAACTTGCTCCTACTTTAACAATAGCAACCTTTCCAGATAGTCTTGCTAATCTTTTTTCTAATCTATCTATAAGGATTGGATCATTTGTTTTAGTTAACTTAACTTTAATATCTTTTATTAAATCTTCTACTTCATCAGAAAAGTAATCTTTTTGAATTATAGTTTCACTAAAACTAGTTACTGACTTAGCGCATGTACCTAAATGGTCTTCTGTGATAAGATCCATGTCATCTCCTAAATCTTCATTTATAATAGTAGCCCCAGTTATTAAAGATAAATCTTCTAATGTGTTATGTTTATTAACCCCATATACAGGTGCGTCTATAACATTAACTTTAATTACTCCTTTTAATTTATTCATTGCAAGAGCTGAAAGAACACTTGGTTCTAAATCTGCTATTACTAGTAAAGCTCTATTTTTTTTAATAACATATTCTAATACTCCTTGGATTTGCCTTATGTTATCAATTTGATTTTCCACTAATAAAACTAAAGGATTCTCTAGTTCTGCTATGTTTTTATCTTTATCAGTTATAAAGTGAGTATTTTTTATTCCTCTATTATATTGAGCTCCATCTACTATTTCTACAAAAGTATTTCCTCCGTCTGTAGTTTCCATTATAACTACTCCAGTTTCTTCCACCGCTTTAAAAGCGTCTGCTATAATATCTCCAACGACTGAATCGTTGTTAGCAGAGATAGATGCAACTTGATTAATCATTTCCCCTGTAACAGGTTTGGATACTGATTCTAAGTACTCTAAAGTCTTATCTAAAGCTTTATTAATACCTTCTTTAATATTTCTACGCGATTCCGATTTTATCGCTTTATACGCTTCTGTTAGAATGGAATGCGCTAAAACCGTGGCAGTTGTCGTTCCGTCACCTGCTTCTCTTACAGTTTTTCTTGCTGCTTCTTTTAAAAGTCTGGCACCCATATTTTCAACAGGATCTAATAATGTAATGGTATCTGCAACAGTTACCCCATCTTTTGTTATTATAGGTTGCCCTGTATTGTCTTCCATTATAACACATCGGCCGCTAGCTCCTAAAGTGGAACTAACAGCTTTTGTGAGTTTGTCTATTCCTAAGAATATCTTCTTTTGAGCATCTTCACCGAAATTTAGATGCTTTACAATTGTTTCACTCATTTGATTAAATTAAATTAAATTGGTTTTACTCGAATGTTTTAACTACTTTTGGTCCTTTTAAAAATTCTAGCTTTTTAGAGTAGTGTTCGATAGATCCATCAATAGCGGCTTCTGCGCCGTCCATAGTTTCTCTCCTCGTTACATCAATCCATTCATCTTCTTCAGGATGTAAATACTCTGTTTGAAAAAATCCATTTGGTAACTGAACAATTCTCCAATTGCTCTTTGTGGTTATATGTTTCCAAAGGTTGATCATTCTTTGATCTGGTCGTGTAGTAGAGGTAAAGTCTCTACTGGTGTATAAAAACGTCATGTTGTTTGGTTTTATATTAAACGTTGGTTATTTATACTATCACATGATAGTTCGGTTATTTAGTATTAAAAATGTTTTATCGTAGGTTTTAATTTTCCTCTATACCAAGTTTTTACATAATTATCTCCTGTGCCAAATACATCATTAACGGCTTTTGTTTTACGTATAGCTGGACCTACTCCTTCTAATCCTTCTTCCTTAGCCCATTTATTATGTGCTTTTAATTCTTTTCTTGTTGGAAAATCTGTTCTTATTTTTTTATCCCCAACTTCTCTTACAAGACCTGAATAACCAGCGGAACTTCTTTTGTATTTTGTAACACTCTCGTGTTTTCTGTTCATTTCACCTTTTTCTCCTTCTGGGTCTTGGTAATTGGTATGAGTGCTACGAATTTTCTTTACACCAGGATAAGCTTTTGGATCAGATTGTTTTCCTCTACCTCTAATTTTCCATTTTTCTACCATCGGTCCTTGCTCGTCCCATGAAAGTGACTCATCAACTTTTGGTCCTTTTCTTTTTCCTCTTGGTTTACCGTCTGTGTTGTAAGCTTTTTCCCACTTATACCTAGTCTTATCTTTAGGTTCTTTTTCCTTTTTTACTTTTGGTGTTTTTGGTGTAGTTTCTATGCCTAACTCTTGCTCTACTGTAGTAGGAGGTACACTTATCATAACTGGATCTTCCTTTTTCTTTTTAATCAGTGGTCGATCCTTGTCAAAAACATTAGCAATAAAGTGTTTTAACCTTTGTTTATGCTTTGGTACTCTAGGAATCTTATAATTTCCAGGATTATTTTTCTTCTTCGCTTTAAGCGGATTGTCTGGTGGCCATCCCATAATTAAGCTGGTACAAGGTTAACTCCATATGCGCTGTCGTTTATTTCGTATACATCTACGGTCATTGGACCAGCTGGAAAAATATTACTAGCTATAGTAGTAGATGGATTTTGCGGCCATCTTCTTCCAAATGCTATAACTGGATTAGCGGTTGAGTTACTAGAATCAAATATAGCTTTAACGTAGAAGTAACAGTTTTCTCCCGCAGTTGCTGGCTCCCCTTCTATATTTAATAATTCTCCTGCAGTTGTATCAAAGGTAAACTGTGCTTGTTGAAGATTGTCACCACTTGCTACGTCATCAGTATCGTAATCTCCAAGACCTTGCCAGTTATATGTTAAATTAACACCTTGTTGATCCGTGTTATCATGATGAAGACCTATCATTAAAGTTTCATCATTTTTATCGGCTAAAGTAACTATAAACATTTTTATAACTACTCTTACTATAGCATCAGCATCAGTCGGTCTTTCACATACTCCATAAGGCTCTGTTCCAGAACCAGCAGTTCCATCAACTGTTGGATTAAAATCTAATTGTTGAAATGGTGTTGTTGTAGCTGCAAGATGAGGTACTTGAAATGCAGGTGGTTGTTGATCATTTGTATTAGTAGTTTTCCAAACTGTACTATATAATAGTCTTTCATTAGGTTGATTATTTGGTACCCTAACAAAAGCTTCACAAGTAGTATTTACTTCTAAAGCATATGCCGTACCACCTTCATCTACTACAGGGTCAGTGCCTGTGTCGTCTGTAGCTACTATAACACCTCCACGCGCTGCTGTTGTAGCACACGGGACCGATGTTACTTCAAGATTAACGGTTCCTTGAACTGCACTAGTTATACCTACTGTTCCTCCACTAGATTGTAATGTTAAAGTATCATCACACCCACTAGCATCAAAACTAACAGCTGGAAGAGCAATTGTTTTCCAAACATCTTCACAGCCCTCTCCACTACCAGTTGGTACTTTTACTATTGCACGACATTCGTCTTGACTAGCAGCACCCGGAGCTTTAACTACTTCTATCGGATAATAGGTACCTTCTTCAGGTACTCCTGGCATTACTGTTTCAGTTGTATTTTCTAATGCTTTAACTCCTCCAAGGGTAATAGCGTCTGCACATGTAATAGAACTATCTGGAATTGGAACGTATGCTTGGCATTGACTATTTACTTCTACTAAGATATTAGTATCGCTGGTTCCTAATGTAGGGTCTATACCTGTCTCAGATGCACCTACTTTAATTATACCTGCCGTAAGAGGCGTTGCACATTCTGGTAATTCCACATCTGGTACTCTAACCGTTGCGCTACAGTTTGAGTCTATTATTTGTACCGGATAATAAGTTCCTGAAGCAGCTGCGCCTGGGGGATCGGTTCCTGGTAACACTTCTGCAGTAATTCCGCCTTTTGTTTCTAATGTTGGACAAGGTAATTCATATGGAGGTACAGTAAAAGTAACAGTTGCTGTAGCTTGGTCTGCGGATATATCTATACCCGAACCAACGAATGTTACATCATTACATAAAGGAGCTATATAATCTCCAGCTCCTGTTAGGATTCCATTTATTGCTGTTCCACAACCACCACCACTAGGTACTAACGCAGCTATCGATGCTATTGTAATTAATCGTGTAGCGTTTCTATTGTTTACGTCAGATACAACTATTAACTCGTTTCCTTGGGGATCGGTGAGTTTGGGATATGTATATATTATTGCCATTATCTATGTTATTTGGTCATTATTATCATAATGATTCATTTGCCAACTTTCAAATTGATTTTGTAACCCTCTAAATTTATATGGAGTATTTCCTCCTTGGGTTGTTTGATTTCTTCTACCTGTGGTTTTCTTGAATGTTCCTTTGGCTTGAGGAAGTCTTCCTAATAGTTTATCTATAGGACTTCCACCACCATCAGCTAAAGGATTACCTGCACCGCCACCGCCGCCACCACTTCCGCCACCGGAATTAGTTATATTAATAGTAGGGCCAGTCATGCTTTGTGTTTGGCTTTGGGATTGTTGTGGCCCACCACCGGCACCTCCACCACCACCTTGTGATTGAGAACTAGTTTTACTTGTATTTTGAACCACTTTATTAGCTTTTTGTGTATGAGTTAATTTTGACTGTCTCCCTGCAGCATATTTCGCTGGAGTAACACCTTTCTTCACCCACCACGCATCAATTTCTTTACTATAGTCCTCCAAAGACATGCCACCATACTTACTAGGCCATTTCTTTTTAGCTATTTCCCAAGCCTCCTGTCTACTTCTAAGTTTTTTACCTGCAACATTCCCACTAACAGAGTAACTTCCATCAGGATTTTGTACTTCAGCGTCATATTCATTAACACTCCATCCAGCTGGTATCGAGCTTGTGTAGTCATGTCCACTTATCGCTCCTATTAACTTGTCATCATTTCCATCTCCGTTGTTGCCCTTACTCATATTATTAATTTTTAGTGTTTTGGTGAGTGGTTATGCTTCAATATAGGATGTCTGTAGTGTCTATCTCTTCTATTTTCCGCATCAAAGTGCGCATCTTCTTTTAAAGCATGTGCATGGTCGATATCATCGCCAGCCCAGTCTCCATGACCGTGCTCCATATCCCATCGTGCATCCGCACCTAATTTTTTTTCGTGAGAATAGTCGTCTTTTGACGCCTCTTTATCCTCATATTTGTCCATTTTGCTCATATCTCTTAAATATAACGTCCTTCTGCGTCCGGATTACCTAATCCTTCGATTCCTTTGTCCGTAACGCTCATTCCTACGCCTCTTCCACCCATGTGTTTCAATATTTTAAAGGTAGCATGCATTCTATTTGCTGCTCCATCGTGTCTATAAGACATTTCTGCATCCGATCCGTACTTATGTCCGTGATCTTTCTTCTCCATTGCCTCTGATTCGTGGCGTCTGTCTTTCATAGACTGTTTTTTTGTAGATTCTGCTCCGTCTTTTGATCCTAGAGTCTCATCTAACCTGTCATTGTATCCTTGTGCCATAATTATAATTATTGTAATATTTTTATTTATACGTATATTATTAGTTATTCACATATAAATTTAATTATTTACATAAATTATATAATAGGTACCTGTGACATAAGCCCACTACTCTATACCTAAGTACCTAGTGTCACATATTTACCCGGGGCCATTAGATATATATAAATATAGCGCTGCCCCCTCCCCCCTAGGTTTCGCGCTCAAACCCTTTTTGATTTTGATTTGGCCCGGGGCCCCGATCCTACCCCTCTTCATTCCCCATATATCCATATGATTGAATCCAGGCCTCCCCCTCCCTCCCCCACCTTTGACGTTTTCCCTAGACTATCCATCATGTCTGACTTAGTATGATCATATCATATCCACTTGTCTTTGTCTTTATCACATCACTTCTGTTTGTCTTCATCCCATCCCTAACCTCATCGCCCCACCCCCCCTCCCCCTCCCCACCCTATCCCACATTCCATACTGCTTTGTCTTTGTTAATTCTATTTATTACAGAGTTTATACAACTATTAAAAGATAATATAATATATCTAATAAAAACTAATAACAATGATAAATTTAACTAAATTACCAATATTAAATAATAACTCAGAATATTTAATCGACAATGAAGATTACTCAGAATTATTTGAAAGACTGAATTACAATACAGAAGATTACCTCATCGTCTATTCTTATAACTCAGATTTTCTAGAAACTATAGTAGAATTAATATCTTTAAATATAGAATTCTCTCATCACTCTTGTCACTTATCTGACGAATCTTACTTACTAATTAATATTCAACAATAAATTAATTACAAACTAAATACAATACTAATAAGATAATATAATAACTAAACTAAATTAATAATAAATAAATAAAATCTAATAACTATGAAAAATTTAACAACTAAAAGATTTGTAATAAGAAAATCTCTAATTGGTGAAAATGTAATAATAACTTTTACTAATTCTAAAAAACAAACTTATACTTATGATC